GAGTACAAGGCTGACATCCTTGAAAAAAGCTTTGAGTACAGCAAAGACACTACCACCGTAGAGCAACCCGTCCTTCAGCCCTCAGTAACTTTGCAGCAGTTGGATGATGCAGTAGATGAAAAGAGCCTGCCAAAGGAGCAGCGTGAGTGGTTCGAGGAGATCCGCTCCATAATGCCCCTCTACCAGAAGCTCCATGCCGAGCTCTCAACAGTAAAGACAGATGAGGAACGAAAGAAAACCGCAGATGAGCTCTGCTCCCTTGATGACCGCCGCCGTCACCTCTGGGACCTTCTTGACTCATACTCTGAAAGAAAGCACCTTAAGGTTAGACATGAACCGGATTCCTACTCAGAGAGTCCTCTTGTCTCCGGCCTTGAGATGGCCCGCAGAAGAAAGCGCCTTCGTGACAACATAAGAACAGCCAGGATGTCAATTACCCGCTATGAAAAGGCCGGACAAAAGGAGGCCGCAGAAAACTCTAGGCGCCGCCTTGATGCCTACCAGATAGAGCTTGACGCCCTTGAAAAACAGATTGCCGATGCTGAGAGTAAAGAGTGACTTTGAAGAGCGTTTCAAAGGCTATAACCGTGAGGGCACCATCGCTCCCTTCCTTCATAAAGGAGAATGGGCCCTTCATCAGATGCTGGAGGACCTTCTTGAAAGAATCGGCCCGGCAAAGGTACGTCTGATGACCTTCAACATATCGGAGGATAGTCTAAGGAGCTTCTTCTTTAACCACCGCATAGAGAGCCTTCAGATGCTCCTTGACCTGAACATAAAGCGTAACAAGCTGGACCTTCTTTACTTTGCCTCAGAGATTGCCTCAGAGATCCGCGTTGATGCCATCCACGCAAAGGTCTTCCTAGTTGATAACCCAACCTATAAATTCGGAATAGTCGGTAGCCAGAACCTAAACCAGGTGCACCGCTATGAGTCAGGTTTCTACTTTACCGGTGGCCCCGCCTTTGATTTCTTCTCCCGTGAGTTTGATGATATCTTCTTGAGTGCCCTCCCATATGACACCACTGCAGTTAAATGACAATCAGCTGGACCTAATAGAATCCGCTGCCTCCTGCCTTCTAAAGCCCAAGGACATTGCCCGTCTTCTCTCTCTAACGCACGAGGAGACCGAGTACTTCCTTTCCAGCATAAGACTGGAGTCAGACGAAGTTTTTGTTCGCCGTTACTTTAAGGCCGTTGCTGAGGTCAAGTTTCAGCTTCATGAGTCTGTCGTAAAGCTTGCCCTAAAAGGCTCACCTGCTGCCCAGCCAATAGCCGAGAACTACCTTAGAGAACAGATGCAATGAAACGTGAGACCCTTCTTGAGCGCCTGAAGCCCCATCTCTTTGCTGACATAGAGACCCTTCGTGACCGCTTTACCCCACATGAACTAGAGGTAAAGCAGCGTCTTATGCTCTCCATTACCCGCAAGATGGATCGCCCTCTGACCCCAGACAAGGATATGGTGGATTTCCTGATGACAGGCTGCGGAGGCCTTACGGAGCCCGTCTCCAAAAGCCAGGCCTACCGTGACGTTGCCGCCATATCAGCAATAACGGGAGACATACAGCCGGCAGCCAAGAACTGGATGCGCCACATGATAATAGAGGGAGGCAAGGCCATCTATGAAATGGCTATGCAGCAAAAGGATGCCAAAGGAGCAGCTGCCGCCCTTGATAAGATTGGCAAGTACACCCGCTGTGACAAGGATGACGAGGAGATGAACTGGGAGGAGATGCTGCCTCCTGTCTTTGAGCCATCGGATGACATCACCCTGATTGATGGCCTTGAGATAATGGACCCAGAGAAACTGGAAAAGGAAAGAAAACGCCTTCGCGCTCTCTTCCTCCGTCTCTCTGATCCCGAGGATGCCACCATAGTAGAGGATAAGAAAACCACTGATGAACCAGTCTGAACTGTTGAAACTTCGCCAGCAGGACCGCCAGCTAAAGTTCTTTAACCGGATGCAGCGTGAGGCAATGGCCATTGCCGCCCATGACGAGTACCTTGTATGCTCCCGCGGAACGGGCAAGAGTGAAGGCGTTGATGCAAGGTTTATCCTGCAGTGTGTCTGGGAGATGCCGGGATCAACGGGAGCCCTTCTTTCTCCGACATATTCAAAAGCATGGAATAACACTCTGCCTGCCATCTGCCATGCCCTAAAGTCCTGGGGCTACCTTGAGGGCGTGCACTACGTCGTTGGCCATAAGGCCCCGGCCAGCATGAACTTTGCCCAGCCAAAGCGCCCAATACTAATGGATGCCTACAAAAACGGAATCCACTTTTGGAACGGCACCTTTATAGTAGTCCTATCCTTTAACCAGGGAATGTCTGCCAACTCTATGTCCCTTGACTGGGTAATAGGCCCCGAAGCCAAGTTCCTTGACTTTGAAAAGATAAAGTCAGAGGTAAACCCTGCAAACCGCGGTAATGAGCAATATTTCGGACAGTGTCCCCATCATCACTCTGTCTGCTATACCACCGATATGCCAACCTCCAAGGCAGGCCGCTGGATCCTTGATAAGGAGCAGGAGATGAACCCTTTACACATTAACTACCTTCGTAACCTCTACCGTGACTTAAAGCTCACCGAAAAGCGAACTGATTTAAAACCTGACTACCTTGAAAGAAAGACCCGTGAGCTTCGCCGTGACCTTGACCTTGCAAGAAAATACCAGCAGCCGGTTGTCCCAACAAGCGGAAAGGACCGCGAGTTTACCGTATACTACGGCGAATACGACATCTTTGACAACCTGGAAGTTGTCGGTGAGGACTACATCTGGCAGATGTACAGGGATTCCCCACCTCTTATCTGGATGACAGCTTTCTTAAACAAGCGCATCTTCAAGATCCCCAACTGCTTCTACTCGGCCCTTGATGATGATCTTCATTTCTATATCCCTTCGGACAGCGGAAACCTTGACCGCGTCCCACGCAACTGGAAAGCCATCCGCTCCACCTCCAAGAACTGCCTTGGTGATGATGACGTCGACTTCTCCCAGCCCCTGCATATTGCCTTTGACTCAAATGCCGCAATCTCCAGTGCCGTCATTGCCCAAAAGCAGGATAACACGATGAAGGTAGTAAGAAGTTTCTTTGTAAAGACCCCCCTAAAGCTCCAGGAACTCTGCCAGCAGATAGCTGACCACTACAAGCCGATGTATTCGCATCAGATGATATTCTACTACGATTCCACCTTTGTCTGGGAGACCGGAAGCTCGAGTGAGAGCTACGCTGACCTCATTGAAAGAATCTTCGAGGAAAACGGCTATGAAGTGGAGATGGTATTTGTCGGCCAGCCTCCCCGCCATGACTGGAAGCACGAAGGAATAGACCTCTCCCTAAAAGGTGATCCAAGATACCTGAGAATCCAGCTGAACCTCATGACCAACGAGTTCCTGAAGATTGCCATGGAGCAGACCGGCATCCGCCAGGGCCGTAACGGCTTTGAGAAGGACAAAAAACCGGAGGCAACCCCAGACTCTGAGGATGCCCCCGATGAATATAAGACTCACATAACGGATGCCTTTGATACCCTCTGGTACGGAATGAATTTCCACCTTAGGGAGACCCCCCTAAAGAACGACGGCCTTCTTATCCTTGGCCGTCACTAATCCCTAGTAATGTACTTCCGTGCATACGAAAGTGCATACTCTTCAAATTCCGGAGAGTCCACTATCTTAACCTGTTCTGCCACCCCAAGATAGAACCTGCATATACCAGCATAGTCATATACCACCGTATCAAACAGCCAGTACGGCCCATAACTTTTAAGATCCTTCTCTGCCAGAGGATGGTCCTCAATAAGCAGGTCCTTAGCATAGGAAGACATCCTTAACTTGACCCTCTTACCCTTAACTCCTGACATCCGGAAGGCATCCATCCCCTGACTGCGGTGTGCCTTCTCCTTGTTCCACTTGTCAGGAAGCACCTTAACGCTCTCAATACGTGATACCTTGAATATCTTGTTATGTCCATCCTCAAGGTCATAGCACCACACATCAATAAAGTTGGTAGTGAAAGCAAACGGCTCAACCAGCCTGTCCCTAACAGTGTGTGAACTCCCAGACCCATAGTTGCAAAGAATCACCTTGCGCTTTTCCCTAATAGCCCTACCAAGAGCCTCAACATTGGCAGCATTGCCTCTCTTGTCCACAAAATCCGCAATAGCCGTGCTGTCATATATAACCGAAAGCTTCCTCTTAAGCCCTCCCTTTAGAGCATTGGTAGGGTCCAGCCGATCAAGCAGGTTATTCACAAGATAAGCTTCCTCCTCACTGAAATAAAGCAGCTTCTCAAACTTGGGAAACAGATTGGAAACCGTCTTCAGCTTATAGATGCCACTACGCAGCTTTATCACCGCAAACCCCGAAGCCTTGAACGTATCAATGTACCTATATATGCTGCGATAAGTGATGTCCAGCCTCTCAGCAAGTTCATCCACCGTATAATCCACATTGCCCGACATCAGCTTCATCAGCCGCAGCATTCGTTCTATCTTTGGTTGGTCCATAACTCACAGTTAATCATTTTGGACAAACAGGTCTTATCGATATCCCATACCCAGGATTCATATAATAAACACGCTTACTTAATATATTATCATGATTGTTCCAATACAGCCTCAATGCCCAAACCCCATTCTCTGAAATACCCTCATTTGACCAATACGCCCCTTCATGACTATCAATAACGGACCCTCCTTCCAAATCTTTCCTAGAATATATCCCAGACAATGGCAAATAAATATACGTACCCCTATAACCATCTATTTTGCTTGTTACCTTACAAACATCGACACCACACACATTTACTTTTTCCCAAACACATTTGGCTGTATCACACAATTCTTCCATTTCGTCTTTACTTGTCATTCTCCAGTTGCCTCCCCAATATACCTGTGCAGCGTCTTCTTCATTTGAAAGTTTACCTTTTCTACCGTTATCATCTTCTCCAAATACCATTGCTGACTCTGTTTCACCCCAAGCAAAATAGTCTCCAAAATCCAAACAACTCAACCCTCCTATATTACAATTAGCCCATTTAATGCTAAGTCCTAAATCTACATAATGATGTCCATAATAACTGCTATCATAAACTTCTACCAAAAATTCAGCTGTATCTGATTCATTAACAATTGAAATGTTTGTAGAACCTGTTTTTAACAAGCAAACATTTCCATTCTGATCAACCTCAGCAACTGACTCATTTTGGGAAATCCATTTAAACCCTTTATTACTTGCATTTGCTGGACAACAATATGCGTTAACTCTTATTTTTTCACCAACGTCTCCAACAACACCCCTTTTTTTTCGATTGAAATTTTAGTAACTTTTTCATTCATTACTGGACGTATAAATAAACCTTTACACTTATCCATTGTTGTTATACATTGTCCATCAAATATCTTTGCTTTCTTCGTACTCCATGATGTAGAACTCCATATTTCCCCTTCTGGTAAGAAAATCCAATTTGAATTACTAATGGAAGTTACTTTATAACCTTTTGTTCCATACTTTGTAGTATATTCCCAATTGCAATACACCATCAATTCCTTAATATCATCATCACTAGGAATATGCCAATATCCCCCCAACGTATTTAATGCTACATCATTCTCTGTCCCACATATTTCTATTCCATAGTCTGGATATGTGTATTCTGCAGGATGATTAATATCTGGAAGTGGAAATCCATCATTATCAATCCGATTAGTTTCTGACCATTCTGCTTTAAATGAATAACCTTTATAATTTGACCAGTAAAAAGACTCTTTAGTCTCAATTTCTCCCCATGCATACCTAGTACCCAATTCAGTATCAGATTCTGCTCCTAAATTCATTTTTGCCCACAAATTTCCACTCGGCAAATTCAAATCAACAAATTCACAGTCAGTCTTCACATCTATCGAAGACATCTTATATATTTTACGATTCCCTATAGATATTTCATTTTTACTCGACTTTTTCATGATTTTACCCTCGCTATCAGTAATCACAATATTGAAACCATTAACGAAAGTAACGTCTGGTACAACAATATCAAATGTTGTTTCTGCTTCATTATTTAATTGAACATCATCACAATTCAAAGTAATTGACTTATTGCCGCTCTCATCTAACAACATATTTAGTTCTCCATTATCGTTCTTTTCTATAACAGAACTTCCACTGAGTACTTCTCCATTATTACCAGAAAGAACAATAGTTTTAACTTTACATCCGCCTTTCAAACCTAGTCTTAGGACACTAGCCAATCCCTTAAAATTTATCGTATTATCATCTATATTAGACGATATTCCATACATAGGCATTATGAAACTATCATAATATTGATCTTCAGGGAAATTTGCAAATACTTTATATTTGTCGTTTGACCATTCTATTCTATTGTTTTCGTTATAAGGATAATATGCAACATTGTCTGGAATCATTTTCCCAACATTACTTGTATCAATTCTTGTTTTAACAAGTTTTCCTGACGTTTTCCCGTCATCTTCCCCGCTTATTTGATACATATTGTTCGTTGTTTTCCCAGCAAATACTGAAACCAGGTCCCCGCCTTTCCATACAATATTGTTTGACTCTATAGCAGAACGTGTTTCGTTATTAGATTCAATAACTGCATAAAACAAAGAATCAAAATTGTCTTTAACTGTTTCATCATGGTTGTAGTATGACCATGATATATTCTCAATATCATTAACCCAATAATCAATTGCAGTTCCATCATTCTTTGTGATTACCATTTTATACTGTGAAAAAGATGGTAATACTCCGAATATCATAAATATAACAGTCAGTGCGATTTCCTGTGTTTTTTTCATTTCATCAAAAATTTATAAGTAATACCTTTTGTCTTTATCACATAGATACCTTCCTTAATATCCTCAAGGCAAAATTCCAATTTTCCTTCTTCGTCAACCTTGAATGTTCTAACAATCTTCCCATCAACCCCAAATATCACGACTGCCGAATTTTCTTCCTCATTTTCAATTGAAATTTTGTTATTCGCAATCTGTATTTTGATTATTTCTTTGATATCCAATACACTATTTACTTTATCAATTGAAAAATAAATATTTTCAAGGCTATCAATTGCATAAATCAATTTTTCACTGCTTGTGGATAAAATCAGCTCCCTTTCTGTATATGAAACAATCGGTGCCTCTGTAAAAGTGAAATTCGTAATACTACCATTCTTTTGAACTAGTATTACTCCATCCTGAGCAATTGCCGTTATATTGATAAACAGCAACAATATAAAAACCATTTTTTTCATAGTCTATCCATTCTCCATTTCATAATCCCTTATTCGTTTCTACAAAGTTACATAATTGTGCACAGCAATACATTATTTCCGAACTGAATTTCATTCAAACTTTACTTTCCCATAATAACCAATACTATTTCACACACATTCAACCACTAAAGGGGTCCAGGGGAAAACATTTTTCCCCTGGTATGTCCGAAGGACCGCGCGTCGCCCTCTCGCGTCACTTCGGCCGAAGCACCAAAAATCTCCGCAATATGTAGACCCCCGCCCTCAAAAAGCATCGCACGTGAGCGAAGCGATACGGGCGATACCTCTCTGCCGCCCATGGCGGCGCTCCCTCAGCGCACGAGTCTGGTGACGGCCTGGACAATGCCGGCACTATAAAGATGCGTTGCGCCAGCGGCAGCAACACCTTCTTTGTACCCGTTTCCCGTTTGTCCTTTTCACGCGCACACGTACAGCATACCTTTGCCTCCGTTATGAATGACATGCTACGCATTGTACTTACCGCTGTTGTGACCCTTCTCACCTCAAGCGGTGTTACGGTACTCATTACCTCACGCTCCATAAGGCAGAAGGCCAAAGCCGATGCCATGCAGTCAGTGCAGGAGGTGTACCAGGAGACCATCAACGATCTGCGTCAGGACCGTCAGCTGCAACGCGAGGAATTCGAGCGGCAGGTGACGGACCTCAAGTCAGACATTGAGTCCCTTCACCGTGAGGTAGAAGGACTCAAGAAACTCAAGTGTTACAATCTGCAATGTCCAAACAGGCAGCGTCACTCATAACGATTGTGCTCTCATGCTTGATGCTTTCGTGTGGATCGGGAAGAGTGAGTGTCCGGGAGGACAGAACCTCTTCCCGTATCGACACACTGTCTCTTCAAGTGGCAAGCAGCGCAGCGCGTAGCCACAAAGAAGAGCAGAACCTGAGTTTTGTTGAAATGATTGATATTGATTGGTTGGTACTTCCTGACTCAACCTTGGCCTTGCCAAGTAGTATCAGAAGGGAAGTAAGAGTGGAGTCAAGGTCCAGCGACACTGCCGTTTGGCAGGAGCATAGGACCGAAGACTCCATCAGATGGTCAAGTGATTCAGCAGCGGCCAGTACTGAAAGCACCGACTTTCAAGGGGTAATGGACGGTAGTCCAGCACCGCGGAAAGTAGGCTTTCAGTTTGGCTTTCTCCTTGGAGCGCTACTTGTCATCACCATCAAAACAATTGTAAGACGTTTCCTTAAGTAGCCATGTCAGAGAGTCTTTCCTCAAGGTACATAAAGCAGAGCCGCATGCTGGACCTGATGCAAAGGCGCAGTCCGTCAGGACAGCCTTTGCCATTCGACATCACCTTCGTTAGAAGAAGTGATGGAGCCTTTGAGACGTACCGTGGCTGTCATCTCACTTCCCGCCACTCGCAAGGCGGAACAATCAACGTCATGCCGCTGGGAGAAAACTCTCCCCGAAAGATAAGAGTCTGTCTTATCACAGAGTTCAATAACCTTCAAGTATATCAGTAACATGAAGAATCCGCGATCCAAGGTAACTGACTACGGCGATTACTCCTATCTTGGAGACTCGTCTTCCATAGTTCTAAGCTTTGATACCTCAGACATCACCGCTGACCATGAGTTTGCAGGCAAGGTGACAACGCCAAAGAACATGCGTTCCCGCCAGATAGAGTTTGTGCCCCGTGGCGCAAACGACTGTGCCCCGCTTGACATAATACGTCATGCCATGAAGAATGTCACCATTGCAACGAACCTTGACTTCAAGGCAAGTCTTGCCTTTGGCGAAGGAGTGCAGGTACTCTCACGCCATAGAAACGAGCAGGGCCAGGTTGAGACGCGTGAGGTCCTGCCAACTGAGCAGCCTGAAGTATTCCGGTGGCTGAGGGAGAATGATTACGACAGGTTTATTCTGGAAGTAATCAGCGACCTCAGACTCTTTGGTGACTCCTTTGTCGAGTACATCTTCGACAAGGACGCAGAGGGCCACCATGTGGCCCAAGTGCGGGCCTTGGAGACCTGCTGTAGCCGTGTAAGCAAGATGAACGACAAAGGAGTCATCGAGTGGCACGGCTACTGCGACCGCTGGGATGAGCATTACATGACAGAGACCATTGCCACACCGCTGCTCTCCCGTCAGTACCCGCTTTATGACCTGAAGCAGAGGATGGGCATCCATCCGAATGCTGAAGGGAAGAAAGCGATCTCCAAGGACCGCCGCTTTGTCCAGATGCTGTCCCTGCCGTCACCGGGCAGGTTCTACTATTCGCATCCGTACTGGTGGTCCGTGTTCCTTTCCGGCTGGTATGACTTCTCCAACACCGTCATTACCTTCAAGAAGGCCCTTATCCATAACGAGATGGTTGCCCGCCACATTGTATATATTAAGGAGGACTTCTGGACCCGTCTTTACAAGGAGAAGGGTGCTGATTCTCAGGAGAAGCGAAAGGACGTCAAGAGAGACTTCCTTGACTCTCTTGACAAGTTCCTTTCGGGAGCCGAGAATGCAGGCACCTCCATTGTCACCAACTTCCAGTATGACCCGATGAAGGGCATAGAGCAGAAGGACATCCTTATTGAGGACATTGACAAGGACAAGAAGGGAGGTGACTACATAGAGGACAGCGAGGAATCGAGCAATGTCCTCTGCTACGGCATGGGTGTGCATTCCTCCATTCTTGGCAACTCTCCCGGCAAGTCAAAGACCATCAACGGCACAGAGGCACGCGAGCTCTTTGTCATACAGCAGGCCCTCTCCAAGTACGTGCAGAAGCTCTGCTGCCAGCCCCTCTACTTTGTAAAGGAGATGAACGGTTGGGATGAGAACCTTGAGTTCGCAATCTCCAACCTTCAGCTCACAACACTCGATGCCAACTCTGGAGCACAGCGACAGATAGGCATCGCCCCTGAATCCAAAGACTCTAAAAAAGACAAGACCGATGACTGAACCGTTTTTCTCATCAATAGCGCAACTGCGTGTCTTTGTAAAACTGAATGCGTCTCTCCCCTGGGAGAGCATTCAGTGTTACGTAAGTTCGGCCGAAGAGATGTATCTTAAAAAGTACATCACGCAGGCTGTCATTGACTCCCTTGAACCGAGTGCCGAGTTCATGGCAAAGGCAAGGCGCGCCCTTGCGCCTCTTGCCGTCTACCTTGCCATGGACGAGATGGCAGTGATGGTCGGTGATGCCGGAATCACTGTCCAGAACGAAAAGGACCGCCGCAGTCCTGCATCTGACAGAAAGATACAGGCAGCGAAGCGAAGTCTATTGCAACGCGGCTACGCGGCAATGGGCGAGCTTCTTGCCTTTATCCTTTCGAGCAACAGCGTCAACCTTGCCGGATCGAGGATAGAGCATGACGAAGGAATGCTGATATCCTCGCTTCATGACTTTGAAAGGTGGGTTTCCCTTGACGGTGACTGGGTTGCATATTTTGAGCTGAAGCCTCTGATGCGCAGCATCCAGGCGCAGCTCGAGACCGAGGTAGGTGATGAAGTGGTAACGTTCATCTCGACCGAGCAGGCAGGTGCCACCACCGAATCTCTCTCCCTAAAGCGACAGCTGAGGGAGAGGATGAGTGCCTACATAGCATACAGGACGGCATCACTCCACACAAGTCAGGAGAGCAGCAGGCTGCGCTCGACTGACGGCCGTGTGGAGTGGACGTCCTTTATGCGTCCCCTCTTCGAGTCCCGCCCCGATGCCGGAAATTGGTACCGCGAGATGGCTGACCACATGATGACAAAGATCCTGGAGCTGAAGGTTGGCGTTCCCGCCCAGAGCGGCAGCCAACCTGATGCTACCCCCATGAATTACAACGATAAGAAAAAACGCATATTCCTTGCCTGATATGGATAAGATACAGTTTGGAAACAGAAGCGTAAGTGTGCCAAGGGACTGGAACGAGCTGACGGCACACCAGCTTGAAGCCCTTGCAGACCTTGCCTCCAAAGGTCTTACAGAGCAGAAGATAAAGCTATACTTCGTGTTCTTCCTTCTTGATTTGCATGTTCTTGGTAAGGATAGTGGAGTCGGATTCATAATCGGCCGACACTTGAGGCGCTTCACTCTTACAAGCTCCCAGGTCTGCACTCTTGCCTCAACGCAATCTTACCTTCTGTCAAAGAAGGAAGATGAGTTGACGGGCAAAGTGCAGCTTTTCTTTGACTCCCGTCTTACCATTGACCCATACCGCCATACCTTATATAAAAGTCCCGGTGCAGCCCTTGAAAACCTCAGTTACGAGCAGTTCATGTTCTGCCTTTATTACCAGCAGCGAATGGAAACCGATGCGAAGTTCCTGACGCACCTTCTTGCGTGCCTCTGGCACAAAAGAAGGAAGTTCAGGCCGGAAGACGTGGATAAGGACGCAGGACGCATATCCCGTCTTCCCTTTCAGCGTCAGCAGGTGATGTTCTGGTACTGGCAAGGCAGCATGGCATTCTTAAAGGCACGTTTTCCGAGAGTCTTTTCTTCTGGAAAAGACTCAAAGGAAAAGAGCCGTAATGTCTTCGAGGACCAGCTTCGAGTCGTCGACGCCCTTGCAGGCGGAGACATGACAAAGAAGCCTATGGTCCGCGAAGGCTACCTCTATGATGCCCTGTTCTCTATGGACGAGAGCCTCCGCCGTCAGGAGGAGCTTGAGTCCAAAGTAAAATAATCGACCGAACCAAATAATTGCTCGCCATACCGTGTCGAGTGAATAACTTCTGCATAATCATAATTCTCGACATAGTTTGGCGAAAAAAAAGCGGAACCCGACTTGTAGGTTCCGCCTTTTTTTTTCTATCGCCACTCCATCATCCACTCGCTCAAGTATCTCTTCTTCCTGAACCCGTCCATCAGCGGAATCCGTGGCGCCGGCTTCTCCACCGTCCATGACTTCCTCTTTGTCTTCTCCACCTGGTCTGTACAATTGATCATGTACCACCGGTCCGAGTAATACGCCATTGCATCCCTCAGGTTTGAGAATGACACCACGAATGCTTCCTTTGCTCTACGGCCTATGCTGTTCTCAGTGTGAAGGATGACCCTCACATACCAGCTTTCACTGTTCACTGTCTGTTCCATACTCTTGTATATATTAAGTGAGGACTACCAGATCTCCTGATAGTCCCCTTCGTTAAGCAATCTTTCCTGAACATCACCTCCTACCTCGAAGGCGTAATCATAAGCTTCACTCTCTGTGAAGAATCTCTTGAAGAACCGCTGGCTGCGGCTGCCCATGGTGACGAACCACTGACCTGGGACCTGATAAGTGCGTGTCATGACTCTCATCCTTGAATGATTTCAATCAAAAAAGAAATGGCTCACTCATGAGCCATTTCTACTGATACCACCTGATGAATGTCAAACACGAACTTCATTGGGAAGAATGTGCGCTCATCGTCGCCTTCACCGACTTTCTGCTGAGCTCCCCAGAGGATGAACGGTTCGGAGCCCTTCTTGACTCTCTTGCCTTGAGCGTTCCATTCCTCGAGTGTGCGAAGGACTGGTGCACCGCAGACATTCTTGTAGTAGTCAAGCAGGAGTCTGTTGGTTGATGAAGCGATGCCTGCTATCTTGGCCTGCTCCTTGAGGTTGGAAGCCAGTTCCTTGAAACGCTCGCGGCGCTCTTCCTTTGCTACGCCGATGAATGGGTTGCGGAAGCTGACCTTCTTGGTTTCTGACTGAGGCTGTGCCTGTGATGGGTTCTCGACTGTAGTCTGCTGAGCCATCTTGGTCTCCTGAGACTTGGTTGCATTGTTCTTCTTTTCCATGACTTTTTTTTTAAGTGGGGTGTCTTCCTTTCGGCTCTGCCCCGTTCGATTGACGTTGCAGGTAAAGGTGTAACCGTCCAGCGGTCAAGGGTGTAGGAAAAGAAATTTCACCCAAGAGCGCAGCGGGGGCCTAGAAAGTTTTACTTGGAGCCTGCGGAAAGGAAAAGTTTTGAAATTTGTTTTCTGGAAATGGAGCTTCGCTCCGGCCCTTGACAAGCGTCACGGACGGTGGAGCCTACCTTCGCAACAGAAATCAACGGACAGGGTCGGATTAGGAACGTCACATTCATGCCAAACAGAGGAATGGATAAAATAAGAATGTTGCATCCAAGCCTTTGGCCAAAGACGGCTAGACTACTCTATTAGTCGTGAACATATCACGGGCATGGCATTTAAAAAAAGGGCAGATTCTTAACCCATACATCGTATTAGGGGGTAGCAAGGGAAAAAGAGAGCCGTACCAAATGAAGAACTTGCTCTAACCTTAAGGATTAAAGCGGGACATGGTGGCAGGCTACCATTGTAACCATAGGACTCTTCCATACTGCAAAATTCAAAAGTGCGAACCCATTGTCCTTTAAGAGCCACCGGGGATTGGATAGCTTTGCGGGATATGGCAACTCCCTACAACCACTTCACCTTCTCTGAGGAGATGGCTTCGTCGCTGACGCTTATCTCCCATTCTCCTGTAAGAAAGCGTTTCTTCAAGGCAACAGGAGAACAGAAAGTCTCTTTCATTGATGACTGTCTGTCTCAGGTAGACTCAGCCGTGCTTATTGCCGTTGACCAGGCTGACACCGTTACCCAGCAGAACGGCGCTGACTTCCTTCAGGATGAGAACCTCTTCATGATTCTTATTGTAATGCCGACAAAGGATGCCGATGTCTCAACGATAGACACAGCGGTAAGCAATGCCCGTGCAGCCCTCATTCAGATCCGCAATGTGCTTATCCAGAGGTATGGCACCCTCGCCCATAACTTCCACCTGTATCCCAGCGGCCAGATTGGTGACTGCTTTCACGGCATGGCAATGGACTATACAATCTCCCACGTTGGTTCTTTCAACATAGACTCGACCTTCTTCCTTCCCCCAGCCAATGACCAAGCCACTTGAATCCTTTACCCTTCACGACTGGATGGAGACCCGCCGCGAGCTCTCGGCCATGACCTATGGCCGCCTTTCACGGACGGCAAGGGCACTACGTATTCCTATGCCTGCACCCGCCCGCACTAGAAACGCCGTCCCCGTCATCACCCTGGAGTTTCCTCTGGACCGTGCCGCCCGCATCACCCGCATTGAAGACACCGCAGCACTCAAGAAGTTCAAAAGTGACATTGACGAGTGGAGCCGCAAGGTTGTCATTGAGCTCAAGGGCAGTGTGTCCCTCTGTAAGCTCAAGGGGAAGGCCCATTCTTCCCATAAGCCTGGTGCTGGCCTGTTGGAGAGCATCGAGCACTACGTCAAGAACGATGACGAGTTCCACGAGGAGCCCGTGAGAATCGGTTTCCGCTTCCACCGCCACGGCGTGCACCTCCATTATGGTGCAGGCCGCGGGTACGGGCGTAATGTCGGCAGCCGCTGGATAGACCGCTACGGCGTCGAGCGTCACACCAATCCCAAAAGCCTCGGAAAGGCCGGCACAGGCAAGCGTCCCCAATGGGACTGGTTCAACCCCGTCCTTGAAAGACGGCTGCCAGAACTTGCTGACATCGCCGCGTCGTACTGTAGCGAAATGATAATAAACTCTGACTTCATCTACATCCACTAATACTATGGCAACAGATTTTACACGTGGCATAAAGGTCTACATCGACTCCCAGCTCTATGGCAAGAGCATGAAGGAGATGACTGCCCATCTTGCAAAATACCGCCTTGAACTCCAGAACCTCATCAGCCAGGGCAAGCAGTCCACAAAGGAGGCTGACCGCGTGCGCCAGTCCATCCAGCGCCTTGAAAAGACCCAGCAGTCCTATGAGCAGGAGCTGAGGGAAACCAAGCTGGTCCTTTCCAACCTGTCAGGAGCCACCTATAACCAGCTCATAGCAGCGCAGCGCCGCCTGAAGGCACAGCTTCGTGAACTGAGCCCCCAGACCCTTGAGTACCGCCAGCTCCTTGAAACCCTGCGTCAGACCCAGACACGTCTTACCATGGTAACCAATGAGATGAACAAGACCTACGCTGACCAGCGTGGACTGCTAGCCCGCCTGTCATCAACGCTTAACAAGTACTTTCTTGTCATCTCCACCGTTGTCTCCTCCATGGCTGCCCTTATCATGGCAGGCAGAAAGGCCGTAGAAGCCTACATGGAGGTAGAGGAAGCCCTTGCCAAGATAAGAAAGTATGCCGGTCTGACAGTAGAGGACGTGCACCGTCTCTCTTCTGAGCTCTCCAACCTTGAAAACGTCAACACCCGCACCTCACATCTTGCCCTGCTGGAACTTGCCGCAGATGCTGGCCGTCTTGGCATCAAGGGCGTCCAGAACTTAAAGAACTTCGTTGTTGCCGCCGACAAGATAAACCTTGCCCTTGGTGAGGATCTTGGCAAGGATGCCGTGACAAACATCGGAAAGCTTGCCAACCTGTTTGGTGAGGACAAGCGCATTGGTCTTGAGGATGCCATGCTTTCAACGGCATCAGCGGTGACAAAGCTGGCCAAGTCATCAACCGCCTGCGAGCCTTACCTTGTAAACTTTGCCTCCCGCCTTGGAGGTATCGGTGCCGTAGCTGGTATAACAACAGGTGACATCCTGGGCCTTGGCTCTGCCCTGGATCAGAACATGCAGAAGGTGGAGATGTCCTCTACAGCCCTTGCCACCCTCATCACAAAGATCTTCCAGGAACCCATGAAGTTTGCCCAACTTGCCGGCATAGAGGTTGAGCGTTTTACCGAGATGGTGAAGACTGATGCCAACGAGGCCCTTCTTCTCTTCCTTACATCGATGAACGAGAGGGGCGGCTTTGACAAGCTAGCCCCGATGTTCTCCGACATGGAGATGTCAGGCAAGCGTGCCGTACAGGTTCTCTCCACTCTTGCCTCCCATGTGGACCAGGTACGTGAGGCCCAGGTTATCGCTAATGAAGCCTACGAGAAGAACCTCGAGGTGGAGCATGAGTTCCAGATCATCAACAACACCACACAGGCCCAGCTTGACAAGGCAAAGAAACGCCTGCAGGAGCTGCGTGTAGAACTTGGAGAGAAACTGCGTCCCGCACTGGTGCATATAAAGACTACGCAGAGCCTTCTTCTTCGTTCCCTTAAAACCATCATTGACTTCCTATCCGAGCACCGCGGTCTCATCGCCAGCCTTACAATAGATGTCATAGCACTGACAACCGCCTACAAGCTGCACGTCATCCAGCAGAAACTCGTGGTTCTTTGGAATGACAAAATCATAAGAGGCCTGCGCCGACTTATGATTGTCATTAAAAAGAACCCCTGGGCAGTCCTTTCCACATCTATTGCCGCAGTAATCGGCAAGATCATCGACTACACCCGCCGCCAGCGGGAGGCAAGGATGGAGGCAGAGAGCCTTGATGACATCATGCGCAAGGCATCCCTATCTGTTGACAGCCAGGTAGACAGCCTCAAATCCCTTCTTACTGTCCTCTCCGAGGAGGACCTCAGCTACGAACGCAAGATGGCCGCGCTAAATGACATCATCTCCATGAATCCTGAGTTCCTGGGAGTTCTTGCCAGCGAGAAGACATCCTATGAGGATGCCTCAAGAGCCGTTGCAAATTACATCCGTTACTTAAAGAAGCAGGCCGAGATGGAAGCACTCATCGAAAAGGGCGACAACATCCGTGCTGCAATGGTTGAACTGCTTGAAGATGAGAATGACCCCAGTTCCATAAAGCAGGAAGGCCCTGTCAAAATGGCTTTCCGTGATATCCTTTACCGCATACGTGCCAGCAACCGCGCCGAGTTCTCTCCCGTTACCTATGATGACGGTAGTGGAAATCAGGTGACCTACCGTGAGCTTACCCGGGAACAAAGAAAGGAGGTCCGCATGAACTACCTTGAAGAGGAATACTCTCAGAGCGGCCTTCCCCATATCCGCTACCAGGAGCTCATGCTTGAGAGCCTTGAGGTCCAGGAGATGGTAAAGCTGATGCAAAAGCAGCTTACCGATATGCTGCTTGATGCCCAGGTAGCCTCAACGCGTGTCGCTCAGTCTATCTCCACTGCCATATCACCGGATGACATAAAGGACACATACGAGGGGGAAGGCGGCATCATCGATACCATAGAATCCGAGTATGATGCCCTGCAGCATAGCCTTGAGATGTCGCTTGCCAAACGTGAGATCAGTCAGGAGGAGTACGACATCCGCTCTTCCTCCCTTGAGTCCCAGCACCAGACTGCGCTTCTTTCCGCATACCGCAGTTATCAGTCCGCGCTTGCCTTGCTCCAGTTTGACTCTGATGAGTCAAGAGAGAAGGCCCTTTCTTCTGTCCATAAAAAGGAACTGGAAGCTGAGCGCTCCCATGAAAAAGCTATGGTTGACGTCAGGGAGTCCCTCTCGCGTGCCTTGGAAGGACTGATGAAATCTAACCTGAAAAGTGAGACTGACGAGTTTGAAAAGCTCATGCAGGAGTATGAGAAACGCAAGTCTTTTGCCTATGACTACTATTCTTCCATCACCTCCTTCATCATTATGAATGTGAAGGAGACCGGCCTTGCGCTGTCCATGATGAATGCCGCTGAGACTGCTTTCTTCAACTCCCTGCAGCGCCTTTCCGCCTGGTATGACAGTGAGCGTAGCACCCTTGACTTCGAGCAGGCCAAAAAACACTACCAGCTCTTGAAGAAATACGGCTTTGAGAGCCTTTCCACTGAATTGCAGTTTGAACTGGAGCAACTTGACCGTACCTACGAGGCTGGCCTCCTAAGCGAGGAGGAATACCTTCGGGCCCGCAGCTATCTTATCGATAAGTATGAGGAAGAGGATAGGACCAGCCGCCTTAGAGCCAAAGAGCAGTTCCTGAAACTCAGCTACAAGGAGCAGATGGCTCTTGAACTTGATAACCTTGATGCCATACACCGTAAGGGGCTGCTTTCAGAGCAGGACTACCAGAGGGCCCGCCGTCAGATTATCCTTGACTCTGCGATGAATACGTATTCAGAGTTAAGCTCTCAGGCTGTCACTGCCATGCAGTCCCTTGAAAACATGGAGATTACAGCAGTGGAAAAGAAGTATGAGATTCTTCTTCGTGAGGCCGAGAACAACGGCGAGGACACAACGAAGCTTGAGATGGACCAGGCAAACGCCAAACTGGAGATCCAGAAGAAGTACGCCCTTTCCAACTTGCTTGTCAAGCTCTCCCAGATAACCGCTGACACCGCCGTTGCCATCATGACCAGCTTTGCCCAGCTTGGTCCCGTGGCTGGTGCCGTTGCAGCAGCAATGCTCTCTGCAACAGGCCTTGCCCAGTACGCCGCCGCCTACAGCGAATACGACAAGATAAGAAGTATCAGCCTGCAGTCTTCGCCTGTCTCCACTGAGACAGTTGATACCGGTGAAAGGGTCGTCCAGTATGCCTCCGGCCGTTATGATGTTATAGGTGATGAAGACGGCCGTACATACCGCAGCGTTCCCTATATCGGCTCTGATGTCACCGGAATAGTCGAACGTCCGGCTCTTATCTCAGAACGTGGAGCCGAACTCATAG